GTATGAGTGGAACATTCCCATCAAGCCCAGCACCTAGAGATGTAGCAATTAGTTCTAATCAAAATACTATTGTAACTACAACTGCATCTGGCAGACGACAAGCTAGACAAATTGATGGACAAAGATTTAGATTAAGAGTTAGATTTCCAATAATGACAAGAACAGAATTTGCACCAATACTTGCTTTTGTAATGAAACAAAGATCACAAATAGAATCATTTACATTTACTCCACCAACTATTGATGATGCTCTTGGAGTTGCTTCAGGAGTTATTAGAGTTAATGGTGCTATTCTTGCAGGAGTTACTTCAGTCGCAATAGATGGAATGGCAAACAGCACTTCAGGAGTATTTAAAGCTGGAGATTTATTTAGATTTACTGGTCAAACAAAAGTTTATATGGTTATGGCAGATGTATCATCTAATGGTTCTGGTCAAGGCACATTAACTTTTGAACCACCATTAAGAGCAAATGTATCTGATAACGCAATTTTAATTTATTCTAACGTAGATTTTACAGTTGGACTTACTGGAGATATTCAAGAATTTAATATTAGCACAGAAAATTATTTCCAATACGAAGTTGATCTTATAGAGATATTTTAATGACTAGATCATTAACAGCAGATTTAATAACTGAATTAGCAACCAATAAACTTAATCCAGTTGAACTTGTATATCTTGGAATTAGCACAGGAACTTATTACACAGATCACTATAAAGATTTAAGTTATGATGGTAACACTTATACAGCTTCATCATTATTCTTAGGAAGTTCTGAAGTTCAAGAAAATGCTGATATTGCAGTAAACGCATTAACACTTAAATTCTCAGGTGCAGATACTACAATCATAAGTCTTTTGTTAAATAATAATTACATGAATAAAGAAGCAAAAGTTTATAGAGGTTTTTTAAATGACTCTCAGGCACTTATAGCTGACCCATTTCTTTTATTTGACGGAAGAATATCTAGTTTTACATTAGAAGAAAACGCAACGACATCATCTGTAAATATTATTATCTCATCACATTGGGCAGACTTTGAAAGGATTTCAGGAAGAAGAACTGCTGAGAACTCACAAAAACTATTTTTTCCTAACGACAAAGGAATGGAGTTTGCAAGTCAGACTGCTAAAAAAATTAAGTGGGGTTCAGTTTAATGAATGACTTATATAGAACAGTTCATCTACATAGACAATTTAAAAGATTTGATAAATATAGTTATGAAGAATTAGTTAAAATGCTAACACCATCTTTAAACTTAGACCAGTATCAAATTCATAGAGTAGGAAATCAAGATGTAGGTTTTACTAATTGGGCTTACCTTAGTGATAACGTACAACAAAGATTTGAGATGTCATGTAGATTAAAAGCTAATGAATGGAACTGTGGAAATAATATTTGGGTAGTTGAAGTTCTTGCAAAAAGCCACGTTAAACAAATAATGAAATGGGTTATAGAATATTTTAAAGAAAAAATAGAAGTTAATCAATCTGTAAACTGGATAAGAGCAGATGAAAATTATAATGTTTATAGAAGATCACAAAAATTTAAAAGAGAGTATCATTTATGCCCCCAGCAGTAGTATCAGCAATTATACAGTTCGTAATAGTAACAGCTATAAGCTATTTACTTGCACCAAAACCAAAAGCACCTAGACAAAGTTCACAAGACGAAGCTAAAGGTGTAACAGTAAGTAAAGATTCAAATAACAATCCTATTCCAGTTGTTTATGGAAAAAGACAAGTTGGTTTAACTAGGGTGTTTGTAGAATCTTCAGGAACAGATAATCAATATCTTTATGTAGCAGGAATACTAAGCGAAGGTGGCGGTGGTGGAATTACAGCAATAGATGAAGTTTATGTAGATGATAAACTAGTTACATTTGATGGTGCATTAACTGATGGAACTTTAAGAGGAGTTTCTAGTTCAGATACTAATTTTTATAAAAATAGTGAATCTTTAATATCTATTCAACCATTTTTTGGATTAGACAATCAATCAGCTTCTTCTTTACTTGACGAAACAACTAACTGGACTTCAGATCATAAACTTTCAGGATTAGCTTATGTTGCTTTAAGGTTTAAATGGAATCAAGATGCTTTTAATGGACTGCCAGAAGTAAGAATAACTTTAAGAGGTAAAAAAATATACGACCCTAGATTAGACACAACTAAAGGTGGTTCTGGTTCTCATAGACAAGATACAGCTTCTACTTGGGCTTATTCTGCAAACTCATCATTAATACTTTTAGATTATTTAAGAAATAGCAGATATGGAAAAGGAATACCTAATGGTGCATTTGAAACTAACTATGATGCATTTAAAACTTCTGCAAATACTTGCGACACACAAGTAACCCCTTATACTGGTGCTTCAACTACTTTAAACGGAAGTATAAACAATTCTGTAACTTCTATTGTTTTAACAAGTGCTACTTCTTTTCCAACTAGTGGTACTATATTAATTGATAGTGAAAAAATTACTTATACTGGAAAATCTACAAATACATTAACTGGTTGTGTAAGAGGTGCTTTATCTACTACTGCCGCATCTCACACAAACACAACAGCAGTAAATGAAGTTATTACAACGATAAACTTATTTGAAACAAATGCAGTATTAGATAGTGAAAAAAAGGTATTAGAAAATGTAAGAGAACTATTAGTTCCTATGAGAGGAATCTTTAATTATACACAAGGTAAATATAAAATTATTATTGAAGGTTCAGGTGCATCACAATTATTATTAACTAAAGATAATGTTGTAAGTGAAGTTAAATTACAAGGTGAAAGTAAATCAGAAAAATATAATCGTGTAATTGGTACATATACAAACCCAGATAAAGATTATCAATCAGATACAGTTTCATATCCACCATTTGATGATGCACACTTAGACGTAGCAGATCAACACGCAACAATGCTAACTGATGATAATGAAACTTTATTAGAGAGAAGTTTTGATATGTTGCAAGTAACTTCTCCTTATCAAGCTGAAGAAATTTGCGAGAACATATTAAAGAGATCAAGAAACAATTTAAAAGCAGAAGTAACAGTAACTTCAGAAGGACTTAATTTATCTATTGGCGATATAGTTACAGCTACATACGATACAGCAGGATTTAGTGTTAAGCCATTTAGAGTTATGTCTTTAGCTATTAATTCAGATTCAACAGTAACTCTTGGAATAGAAGAACATCAAGACGAGTTTTATGATTACGAAGATAAACTTGAAGCCCCAACTATTGCTGATACTGTATTACCTAATCCTTTTTCTGTTACTGCACCAGTTTCAGTGACTCTTGACGATCAACTAATTGAATATAGTGATGGTGTTGTTATTACTGCTCTTGATGTAACTATCGGTGCTTCATTAGATAGCTTTGTAGATTACTACCAAGTTGAATACAAACTAAGTACAGATACCGATTACATTATTCATGGACAAGGAAAAGGATTAACTCAAAGAATATTAAACGTAATAGATGGTTCTCTTTATAATGTAAGAGTAAAAGCATTTAATACTTTAGGAGTTTCTTCTACATATACTTCTGCATCAAGAACTATTGTCGGTGGATTATTACCACCTGCTGATGTTCAAGATTTTTCTTGTAATATTATTGGTCGTGATGCTCACTTGTCTTGGACACAAATACCAGATTTAGATTTAGCTTATTATTCAATTCGTTTCTCTACACTAACTACTGGTGCTGACTGGCAGAATTCTGTTTCATTAATTGAAAAAGTTGCAAGACCAGCAACATCAATTACTTGCGTGGCAAGGACTGGCAGTTATCTTTTGAAAGCTTTTGACAAGAATGGTAATGCTTCTCCTAATGAAGCTATTATATCTACAAACATTTTAGAGATTGGAAACTTTAATGCTGTTTTAACTCAAACTGAATCACCTACATTCTCAGGAACTAAAACTAATGTTTATGTTGATAGTGGTTCTTTAAGATTAGACTCTACTGAAATATTTGATTCTGCTGTTGGTAACTTTGATTCTGCTACAGCTTTTTTTGATGCTGGTGTAACTACATTTGATTTATCTCCAACTGGTTCTTATTTATTTGCTTCTCCTATTGATATAGGTGGAAGTTATACTGTTCGTGTAACTGCTTCTTTAACACAAAGTGTAGATAATATAGATAACCTTTTTGATAGTGCTTCTGGCAACTTTGATGATGGTGCTTCTAACTTTGATGGAGATTCTCCTGCAAACTGTAATGCTCATTTAGAAATCGCTTTATCACCTGACAATGTAACTTATACTTCATTTAGAAATTTTGTCGTAGGCGATTATACTTCAAGATATTTTAAATTTAGATTAGTAATGACTTCATCTGACTTAGCTTCTACTCCAGTTGTATCTGCTTTAAGTGTAACAATAGATGTTGAAGATACTATTCAAAATGGAAATGATTTAACAAGTGGAACTGGAACTTATACTGTTACCTTTACAAGACCATTTTATTCTGTTAATTATGCTATCGGTATTACTAATCAAGGAATGGCTACTGGTGATTTTTATACTTTAAATAATAAGACAATATCAGGATTTGATATTGCTTTTAAAAATAGTAGTAATACTGGAGTAAGTAGAACTTTTGACTATATTTGTAAGGGCTTTTAAAGATTGAATTATAAAATTAAATAATATATTAGATAGATTATGAGCCAAAACGATTTAGTCATAGCAAACCAAAGTTTTCCAAGTTTTAGAACAGATTTAAATTCTGCATTACAAGCTATTTTCACAACACATTCAGGAACTTCACTTCCTTCAGGTGCTTCTGCTGGAACGATATGGTTGGACACGACTTCTGCAACGACACCTACTTTAAAATACTATGATGGAACAGATAATATTTCTTTAGCAACTATTGACCATGTAGGTAACACAGTAAATTGGTTAGATTCAACAGTATCAATTACTGGGCTAACTACTACTGCTACTGGAACAGTTCTTACACTTACAGACACACATTTAAATTCTACAGTTTCAATTAGACTTCCTACTGCTACAGGTATTAATGATGATTCAGGAAATGAATATATTAAATTTGTAAAGACAGCTTCAGCAGTAAATGAATTAACTATTACAAACACAGCTACAGGAAACGCACCAGATTTATCTGCAACTGGTGGAGATACAAATATTGATTTAAAAATTACTCCTAAAGGAATTGGTTTAGTTACATTTAGCGGTGGTGGTAAAATTCAACATATCGCAGAAAAAATAACTGTCTCTGCAACTGCTGCTACTGGAACAATTAATTATGATGTTACAACACAAGCTGTATTATATTTTACTTCAAATGCTTCAGCTAACTGGACATTAAATATTAGAGGTGATGGTACAAATTCATTAAACTCAGTAATGGACACAGGAGAATCTTTAACAGTTGTTCATGCTGTAACAAATGGTGCTACTCCTTTTTACAATAGTGCATTACAAATAGATGGTTCTTCTGTAACTCCAAAATATCAAGGTGGGACTGCACCAACAGCAGGAAACGCATCTGCAATAGATGTTTATTCATATACAGTTATAAAAACTGGTTCAGCAACATTCACAGTATTAGCATCACAAACACAATTTAAGTAGGAGAATTATAAATGCCTATTTTATGTACAAGAGGTGGTGGTTCGGCAAAAGGATTTGGATTTACCTCTGGAGGTAAACCAGCTTTAATTGTAGATTTTTTAGTAATAGCTGGTGGTGGTGGAGGTGGTGCTGAACAGAATGATGGAGGCGGTGGAGGTGGAGGTGCTGGAGGTTATAGAGAACTTACTTCTCAAACTTTAACTCCTGCAACAAATTATACTGTAACTGTTGGAGCAGGAGGAGCAGGTAGAACAGGTGGAGGAGGTGGTGGTGGAACAAAAGGTTCTGATTCTGTTTTTAGCACCATTACTTCAACTGGTGGTGGTTTAGGAGGTTATAGCAATACCACTCAAGGTGGTAGTGGAGGTAGTGGGGGTGGAGGTGGTAACAGTTCTGGTGGTGCAGGAAACACACCAAGCACATCTCCAAGTCAAGGTAGTAATGGTTCAGCGGGATTAACTGATGGAGCATCTTTTGGAAATGGTGGCGGTGGCGGTGGTCAGAGTGCTACTGGTGGAGTAACATCTCCATCTACTGGAGGTGCTGGTGGAGCAGGAGTGGCATCATCAATTACAGGAACAAGTGTAACACGTTCTGGAGGAGGAGGAGGTGGTGGCTACACAGGTAGAACAGGTGGAGCAGGTGGTTCTGGAGGTGGAGGAGCAGGTGCAATCGGTAGTGCTACAGCAACAGCAGGTACTGTTAATACTGGAGGAGGTGGTGGTGGAGGTGGTCAAGGAGGATCAGGTGGTTCAGGTATAGTTATTATTAAATACCCAGATTCATATACTATTACAAATCCTGCTGGTGGTTTAACTTTTTCAACTTCAACATCTGGTTCTTTTAACATAACATCTGTTACTGCTGGTACGGGAAATGTACAATTTAATTAGGAGATAATATGGCACATTACGCATTTTTAAATCAAAGTAATATAGTTACTGAAGTTATCGTTGGTAAAAATGAAGGAGAAGAAGGTATTAATTTGGAACAACAATATAGTTTATTTCGTGGACAGCTTTGCAAAAGAACTTCTTTTAACACAATAGGTGGAATTCATCAATTAGGAGGAACACCATTTAGAAAAAACTATGCAGGAATAGGTTATACTTATGATGAAGATAGAGATGCTTTTATACCACCTAAACCTTTTAATTCTTGGATATTAAATGAAACTAATTGTTTTTGGGAAGCACCAGTTGCTTATCCTCAAGATGATAATAAATATACTTGGAATGAATCAACATTGACTTGGGATATAGTAGAAGTATAGTATTTTAAAAAAAAGGAGGGTAAATGTCAGAAATAATCAAAGAACCTAAATTTGAAAATTCATCTTGGAATTTTGAATTAGACCAAATTAATCTTTACGCATTTTGGAATAATGCATTTTCAAAAGAAGAATGTCAGACAATAATTAATATAGCAAAAGACAAAGGATTAATTAAAGGCACAACAAAAGGAGAATCTGACGTAAGAGATTCTAAAATTTCTTGGTTATATCCAGTTGATAGTATGGATTGGGTATTTCGTAGAGTAACTGATATTACATTAAATCTTAATGAAAGATTTTTTAAATTTGATTTGTTTGGATTAAATGAGGGATTTCAATTTACTAATTATGAAGCACCATCTGGTAAATATGGTAAGCACGTTGATAGAGGAATAAACATTCCAGTTAGAAAATTATCTATATCTATCCAACTTACAAATCCTGAAGAATATGAAGGTGGGGAACTTAAATTATATGATGGTATAGAAGAAGGAACTGTTATGGATAAAACACAAGGAACATTAATTATATTTCCATCTTATATATTGCACGAAGTTATGCCAGTAACTAAAGGTGAAAGAAATTCATTAGTAACTTGGGTAACAGGAAAACAGTTTAAATAATCTTAACTTATGATAAGATCATAATATGATATATTTTATTATTGGATTAGTGCTTGGCTTATACGTAGAATGGAAGTGGTCTATTGCTAAGTACATTATTGAATCAGTAAAAGAACATTTAAACATCAAGTAGTCTTGATTTTTGTTGCAACGCAACATATATATCCTAAAACTAAATAGGAGAAAAAATGTTCACATTTAAACTACCGACATACGAAGAACTAAAACAAAACTACGAAACATATTTAAAAGATGTTCAAAAGTTTTATAAAGACTTCTATTCGGACATACAAAAGACTTTTAATAAATAGACTTTATCTAAACTTAATTGTCTGATAAAATGACTGCACAATATTTAATGTGCATTTATAGATTAGCTGATGGCAGTTGTTGTCTTTTGAAGTCTTGCAAATGTACCGATAAAGACAATGACAAAAAAATTAGACGAATTACAATCTCTTACATTTAAAGGGCATATTACAGGAATTAAAAGAGAAATAAAAATACTTGGTTGTTCAGTTTATAAGCTGGAGAAAAAAGTAGAATCTTTATTTTGGTCTATTCTTTGTGGACTTGGTGCTTTATCTTTGGCTTTAATCACAATATTTTTGGCTAAGTAAGTATTGCACAAAACGGCAAATACAACTAACAGTTAGTTATGAATAAAAGAATCTTAGTCATATCAGATTTACACATTCCATATCATAGAGAAGATTCATTTGAGTTCCTAAAAGAAATTAAAAAAGAATACAAGCCAGATACAATCGTAAACATAGGTGATGAAATAGATTGCCACGCATTATCATTCCACGATCATAAC